ACCAGAGAAAAGTCTGATTTAGATTGGCATATGATTTTTGATATGTTAGCCAAATTTAAATCTGAACTGCGTGAAAACTTTCCATACAAAGTGATTGATGTTGAAGGTGCTGAAGCGGATGATATCATTGGTACACTTGTACCAATTTATTCGGCTCATGAGAAGATTTTAATTCTATCAAGCGATGGAGATTTTTTACAATTACAATATTATGGCAGCAATGTAAAACAATATAATCCGGCACAAAAGAAATTTGTTAAATCTGATAATCCATCTTTAGAATTGAAAGAGAAGATTATTCGTGGTGATAAAGGTGACGGTATTCCAAATATGTTCTCACCATCTGATTGCTTTGTCCGTGACTTACGACAGAAACCTATTACCAAGAGTGTATTGGATAAGTATCTTAAAGAAGATGTGGTTGACTATAGTGAAACTGATAAAGCCAACTATTCCAGAAATGCCACACTTATTGACCTGTCTTTAATACCGACCGATATCAAAGAAAAAATTATAAATACATATAATGAAGCAAAACCGGCATCTCGCCAAAAACTGTTAAATTATTTTATTGAAAACAAACTAAAGAATTTAATGGACGTTATTGAGGAATTTTAATGAAAAATATCTATGAAGTATTTGATGAATTTGAAGCTGTAACCACTAAAAAAGAACGAATGTTAGTAATTGAAAAAAATCTATCAAAGACCTTGGTAGATGTGTTACAATTCACATTTCATCCAGAGTGTAAATGGAAAATTAAAGAAATGCCAGAGAATTATAAAACTCCTGATACAAAACCAGGAATATCTCGATGCCAACTTTCCACCGAAATTAGAAAGTTGTATCTTTTCCAAGAAGGACATCCTGAAGCTGAAAAATTATCTCCAAGAAAACAAAACGAACTATTAATTCAACTTTTAGAATCAATAGAACCTCGTGAAGCTGAAGTTATTATTGGTATCTTCAAAAAAGACCAAGGCGTGAAAGGTTTGACATATAATTTTGTTAAAGAGGCGTTCCCTAATCTTTTACCCTAAATGCACGACAAAGAACGAATTATCGTAACAGTTGGTGAATTCGATCCGTTAGATTCTAACGATTTACGCTTTCTCCAACGGTGCAGGAGAAAAGGTGATTGGTTGGTCGTAGGAGTTCATTCAGATTGGTGGATGGTCTATGCTCTTGGTGGGTTTACTCACAATTACAATACTCGCCGAGAGATTGTTGAAAATATAAGATGTGTTGGTGAAGTATTCTCATTCAATGATTCTGATGGTACAGTCTGCCAACTACTTAAAATAGTAAAAATTTGTTATCCACATTCCGACATTACCTATGTGTCAAATATGGATATGCATAATATGCCCGAAACTAAAATTAGAGGCATAACTTTTGAAACGATGAAATAGGAGAGGTAAGTGACAAAATTTGTAGGTAAATTTCGTAAAAACAAAGATTACTCTGATGATTACGATTACGCAAGAAATGTTCTACACAGTAAGAAACGCCGTGATGAACACGGAGAAGTAAAGAAGTTAAAAAATTACGAATATGAAGATTCTCATAAATTGGTTGAGAAGGAAGATTGGCCAACCAGGTTTTAATTTCATATTATAAGAAATTTTATTATTTCCACTATTTTTTAATTTTTTTAGCATAAGTATCGGTGTCCGCTTTCGAAATAAAGCTTTGGTACCATAGGTACTGGTATGTGTGTCTTAAAAACAACACTATCTCTTGACATTCTCCTTAAACTGTAGTATACTTGTAATTTCCGAGTGGGAGATTACATTATGATTATATACGGTTACATTCCGAAGTCTAAAAAACGCAAAGTTCCAAAATTAGTGAAACAACGTCACGAAGATTGGTTAAAATCAATTTCAGAAATACCACGGATTTGCAAATATGCCAAGTCCACGACTATTTCCAAATCTGTACCATCTCCTAGAATTCCTGCTGGCAGGGAAACTCCCCATTACGCATCCGTTGACACAGGTTTTATACCTTGCGTTAAAAAAACGGAATATTCTTATACTGGCGATAAAATGAAAGGCATTGGCACAATGCACAAGTCTAATGCTGTTCCGGTATTCACGGATACTGAAGCCAAAGAAATTTCAAGTATGAGGAGATGATATGTCAGCACCAAAAGGTTGGACAGATGATGAGTGGTACGATTTTCAGGAATATTTTGAATCCTTATCTTGCCAAGAACAACAAATTGAGTTACAATCCATGGTGGCACTAGGAAAAGCCAAACAACGAGGCAAAAATGTCGTTGTAATTGAACAATATTATGAAATGTGAGAAATTATGTTAACACAATGGGAAGAAACACAAATACATAGAGGTATGGATGAGATTATATTCAATCTAAGGCATATTCCTGCTGAAGATGTTGCTTATTTTCTCGTAAAATTCAATCCGAAGCTTGCCGATGAGCTTGCATCAGCGATTGAACACAACTTTTTTGAGAAAGATTTGAAAAATGTCAAATAATATGCTATTTTTTGAAGCGGCACGAGCAGATGATGAAGAAATTCCTGCTTGGAAACGCTTGGATATCGTAACTCGCAAGTGGGCAATACTATCTCAACACGAAAAAGACCTTTCCGACTACCAAAAGATGAAGGAAATGTATCAATAATCACTGGTGTTGCTAAAAAACAACACTTTCTAAGAAAATGCTTGACGGAATATAGGATTCCTGTATAATTGTTATATTAATCGTTAGGAGCTTATATGCAATTACTTGAATCCAAATCACTTTTAGCCAAATTGATGGCTACCGAGAACTTAGTAGTAGAACAGCGTAATGTTCCTACTGCTTGCTTTGATGTCAAAAATCGTGTTTTGACAATTCCTGTATTAGATAAGAATATTTCTGGTTACCTTTATGACCTTTTTGTTGGTCATGAAGTTGGCCATGCACTTTATACTCCTGAATCTGGCCTTCTCCGTGCCAGAGATTTAAAGATCCCACAATCCATTTCCAATGTTATTGAAGATGTTCGTATTGAAAAGAAAGTCAAATACAAATATCCTGGCCTCCGTTCATCTTTCACAAAAGCATATGTTGAATTAACTCAAAAGAATTTCTTTGGCACTAATGGTGTCGATTTAAACGAATTGAATTTTGTTGACCGAGTGAATATGCACAGCAAAGGTGGTGCGATGCTCGGTATTCGTTTTGATGCCGAAGAAAGAAATTTACTCAATGAGATTGAATCTACCGAAAGTTATGATGATGTTTTAGTTGTGGCTCAAAAAGTTCTCGCTTTTATGAAACAAAAAGAAGAAGAGCGTAAAGCCAATATGCCAGATTCCGAAGATTATGAGGATGGTGATGATGGTGAAGATTTTGCAAACGAATGGGACGATGACTTTGGTGACGAAACTGAAGAAGGCGAAGAAACCGAATCTGGATCAAAACAGGCTTCTGATGATTATGACGATGGTGAAGATGAAGATACTGAAATTATTGGTAATGATGACCGATTCAACCATAAAGAAATAGAACAAGATAATGTTCGTGCTTTCACCGATGAAGCATTTAAACAAAATGAGAAAAAGTTGTTTGCTGAAAATGCAAGCAATTATATGTATGGTAACATTCCAAAATTTGATATGAAGAAAGGTATTCTATCATACAAGGTTTTGTATGCAAAAATTGAAGATGAATATTCTCGCTGGTCATTAAATTTTGACAAAGCAGAAAATGGTCAGTATAATAAACTGCGCCGTGATACGAGCAAGGTGGTTTCTTATCTTGTTAAAGAATTTGAATTGCGTAAAAATGCCGACCAGTTAAAACGTGCATCTACGGCCAAAACTGGCGACCTTGATATGAAGAAGATTTTCTCTTATCAATTCAATGATGATATCTTTAAAAAGATATCGGTAGTGCCGAATGGTAAATCACATGGTCTTGTTATGTTCTTAGACTGGTCTGGTTCAATGCACGACCATCTTGCAAACACCATGAAGCAATTAATCAGTTTGGTAATGTTCTGTAAGAAAGTAAACATTCCATATGATGTGTATGCTTTCGCTTCACCAGAATCGTTTAATGCACACCAGTATGAAATTACACCAAAGAAAGGCGATATTGCAAGTAACCCTTTCTACCTGATGAATCTGCTATCAAGCAAAATGTCGGCTGGTGAATTTACCAAAGCGGCCAAGATTTTAACATTCATGGCCAATCATCAGAGATACACTCCTACCTTTATGTCGATGGGTGGTACACCATTGAATGAAGCAGTTATTGCCGCTATGGAAATTATTCCCGCATTTCAGAAACAATACAAATTGCAAGTTGTAAATTCTGTGTTTTTAACTGATGGTGAAGGCCATTCACTCCGTCAGACTTATGACCAGAATACAGAAGGCAAATTACACAGGATTGGTAAAGACTATGGTATTAGAGATTTTGGTTTGATTATTCGTGACCCATTGACTAAGCACCAAGAAATTGTTGATAACATATATAATTGTGCTAGTCATACTGGTGCATATGTCAAGTTATTGAAAGCTCGCACCAATTGTAATGTGTTAGGTTTTTATGTAATCTCTGGTCGTGAATTTGGTCGTAAGATTTATGAATTCTATCCACGCACCGCAAATTACGATACAATCAAGGCTTCATTCCGTAAAACTAAATTTGCTGTTGTTACTACGGCTGGCTTTGATGAGTATTATGTTCTCCGTTCTGAAGCATTAGATACAGAAGAAGATAATACTTTTGAAGTAAAAGAAAATGCCACCACCCGTGGTCTAGTATCTGCGTTTAGTAAGTATGCTGGTGGTCGTGTCGCTAACCGTGTTGTTCTCAACCGATTTATAGGAATGATAGCATGATAGAACAATTAGTATCCTTTTTTGGTGCCCAAGGACACCGCCATGCCGACATATTATTTGTGGCATCGTGTATTATGGCACCATATATTGTGGATTTTTTTAAAGAGTCCGATTTATTTAAAACCGAATTTTATAACACCGAAGAAGAAGCAGAAGCGGATGCTATGAAATATGCTTTTGGAGAAAATGAATGAAATTATTACATACACAATATGGGCCTGACAGAAAGGCCAACATTTTTCATAATGACCATTGTTATGTTGTTGAGTTGTATATTGGTGACCGTTTGTATAGAAAGATGAATGTATTAGAAACATTAGTTGATGCTAAACATATGGTTGAAGTATTTTTAAACGAAGGTCGTAACCAACAATTATTGAACGAAAATGTCTAATATTATTGAAGCGGATGATTTTGATCCTAAAAGGATCGCTGATGAAATGATTAAACGATGCCTTAATGCCAGAGAATGGCACATCAAGTGTTATGTGAAAGAAGAATGGTTTATAAATGGAGTTGTTCCATTTACGATTAGTATGAAAGATGGTTTATATACTTGCAAAGTAATTGCTGCCACGAAATTGGAAGCACTTAAAAAAGTGGAAGAATATATGCCTGTGATTAAGTTTATTGAAGAAGATAATAATGAATGAGAAACAAAAAGAGGCACTATTAATATTACAAGAAGAATGTGCTGAAGTAATCCAAGCTGCATCTAAAGTATTTCGTTTTGGTACAGAATCTAGGTGGCCAACCGAAGAATCAGGAACTACATTAGAAGAACTGCAAATGGAAGTTGGCCAAGTATTGGCGATGATTGACATTTTGACAGAACAATGTGTATTATCAGATACCGCCATCAATGCAGCAAGACATTACAAAAAAGAAAAACTAAAGATTTGGTCAAGCATTTATGACACAGAATGATTTAGTTACCAATTTGAAAAGAATTAGGTGTTGGACAACGGCAGATTCTATGGCCAGAAAATTGATTACCGAATTGATACAGGCACTAGGTGGTAAGTAGTGTTGCTAAAAAACAACACCTTGGTTGACACCATCCTTGGTTGTGTTATAATGGTATTAAATTATGGAGATGAATTGAGTGAGTGAATTTGATAACATGAGTGTGGCAGAATTACAAGGATATTATTCCGATTTCCACAAAGCAATTTTTAATTTCCGTCCTCGTTATCATACAACCGAACAATGGTATAATCTTGAATGGTTGAAACACGAAATAAATTCATTACATGACCACATGGATAAAATGAAAGCCACGCCAGCTGGTCGTGCTCAGTTAGAATCAGAAGGTTGGCAATTTGAGGATTAATTATGACGAAATCAGGTGAAAAACTTTTAAAACTTCTTCCACATATTGAAGAATACCAAAGATACATTGAGAGCAACTATCAATTTTATAGTAATAGGTGTGAATACAAAAATGATTTAGGTTTTACTACTGGCTTTGAAGCTGGTAATAAGTATGTCAGAATCTTTCATTGGTACGATAGTGGTTCGTCCTTGAAACAAAGAAGTTGCCATTCATTCATCGACTTGAATACTGGTGATATATGGAAAGCGGCAAGTTGGAAAGCACCAGCTAAAAACTTTCCTCGTGGTAATGTTATACGAAAAGAATATGGTACAATTAGATGGACTGGTTGCTAATTATATTCACCTGTAGTATAATATTTTAATTATGTTTATTAATGGAGATTTAAAGTGAAGAAGTATCTTATTATGTTATTACCGTTGTTATTACTACCGGCTTGTGCATCAAACCCACCGACTGTGGCTGGTGCAGAAAAGGTAGAAAAGATGGAACGCCGTGATGTAATTCGTGGTGTCGGTGAATGTGAAGATGCTGATATGAAACCTTATGTTGAGTATGTTACACAAACTACTCCTCATGGTAAAGTATTAGTACCAATTAATGTTCATTGTGACCCTAAACGTAAAAAATCTTAATCATGGACTATAATACAATTCTATCGACCTTAGGCATCACACAAGGTCGACTAGAAACAATTATCATCTTTTCGATAATTGCCATTGGTATTGGTATTATCTGTGTAATGTATTGGAAATTTTTGTTGGCAGGTTTCTTTGCGCTTGTGATTATCTTTGTATTCTCACGGTCAGAAGGCACACCTGAACCTCTAAGTGTAATTGCCAAAACTGCACCGCCTGTGGTGATTGATGAAACGCCACCACCAAAAGTAGAAGTAAAACCTGAACCTGTGCAACCTGTTGTGACACAGATAAGTAAAGAACAAAAAGAGTTTATGGAAGATTGTTTATCGTTAGCTGACAAAAAATCAATTTGCGAGGAATTATGGAAACAACGCTCACAGTAATACTAGTTATTATTTCTATTATCTTGGTAGCATACACCTTTCACACCTATACATTATGACCGAAGAACAAATACAACACCTGACGGACCTCGTTAACAAAACAACTAAACGGGCGCCGTCTTTTGCTTTGATGCTCAATCATGTCATGCCAATCCATGAACCACTGATTGTAGAAACTGGTTGTGCTCGACAAGAAAACAATTTTGAAGGTGATGGTATGTCTACCACCATCTTTGATACCTTTGTTGATTATCATGGTGGTGAATTCTATTCGGTAGATATTAATTCTGAGAATGTTCGATTTGCAGCCGCTACGGCCAAGAAAGCCAATCTGACTTGTTCCGATTCTGTAAAGTTTTTATACAATCATTCTAAAATATGGGTAGCACAGAATCGTAAGATTGATTTACTGTATTTGGATTCGTTTGACTTTGATATGGACAATCCACATCCATCCTCATTACACCACATCTTTGAACTGACCGCTATTATGCCATGCCTCAGAGAAGGCACCATGATTTGTGTTGATGATAACTTTGACACCGTTGGTAAAGGTGGTTATGTAAAAGAATTTATGGATTTGATTGGCAAAGAAAGAATATATACTGGTTACCAATGGGTGTGGAAACTTTAAGGAGATAGACATGACCACTTTCACCAGTGAAGATAGGCAATCAGCACAAAAGATTGTAGACGAAGCACCGTATCATCCTGGTTACGAAGGTGTCATACCGAATACTCAACTGAAACTAGATTTACCCAGCGCAGAAGAACAGAACTCTTTACTCCGCAAACGGATCCTTGAACTAGAAAAAGAACTAGAAGAATACCGTTCCTTTAAAACTCGCCACTCTAACACAGCACAAGGCATTATTGACTTTTTAAGAACATGATTACATTTTTTGGTATATTTGGAATACTCATCACCGTACTTGTGGCAGTACCAGCAACTCTGATTGCTATTGCCACCCTTATCGAACATCCAATCCGAACCATTCTTGCTCTATGGTTGGACCTCATTGAAACTTACAAAAACCTCTGGTATAATATAACGAAGTAAACCAGCGAAACGCATCACCATATTATGGCGAAACCACTCCTAGTACCTCTCGTATTCCTCTGCGTTTCCGCCGCATCCGGGCCAGCGCTTCCGAAAGGTTCCAATAACCATTCTCAGAAGCCGCTGAGCCACACTAAATGAAACTACTACACATATTCCAATATTGGACCGATACATCACTCTGGTTCAAACCAAAATTCTGGTACTATAACGAAATCACTCCCAAAGGATTCCGATTATTCACTCTTTGTGGTATTTGCTTCGTCTTTGACCGACCAGAGATATCCATATGAAGCATGGAAGAAAATAAGAAATCGAATACTGCCAAAGGCCGACACAGTTTCGATGCCGAGATAGGTGGAACTCTGGTACCTTTCCTTAACAGAAACATATCAGAATATCCCACAGAGGCAGGCGCAGTTAAATTTGAACTGGTACCTGTAACTCAACAAAAAGACTTAATGATTAACCATGCTAGGATGTATGCCCAGCAGGAATACGATAGAATCATGGAACTGGTCTCTGTATTACAAAAACAGGCTGACGATATTAAACGCAGATTAAATGTCACGGATGCTGTTCATGCTGCTGTGTACCAGTTTTCACCAGTAATGGGACATATCTATTGGTTAGTATGGGATAAAAGAAAACAACACATACTCCTCACACAGAATGGCCCAAACGATTGGACTAGTGGTGTACCTGAAGATTATGAATATCAGACACAGGTAAAGTATATGGGTGACCACACATGGATGGAAATAGTTTAATATAAGAAAGGACTTTCATACAATATGAATATAACAACTGATGTATCTGGTAAATGGGTACCAATCCAAGATGTTCTGAAACTATTGGAACGAATACAAGAACTGGAGAAACAAATCTATGGATCCCGTTAAACTGTATAGAGAACGCTTCTGGTATCTCTGGAACCTCCTGAAAAATTTTTTTACGTCTGAATACTCCTGTACTGGTTATTGTAACCAAGGGAGAAACTGTACCTGTAGACCTCCCGATATAAGTGGTACTATTATCAAACTCCATAAACTTTCGAGAACCATAGAGGACCCCGAAGAAAGTATTAAGGTCCGATTACTTGCTGATGAGCTCGCTAAAATTGGCAACCGGCTCCACGAAAAAAAATCTGAGAATCAATGATACTGAATAAGAGAAACTCTCAGACCGCACGGTGGGACCACGATAATAATAAGTGGTCAGTCGGTACTAGAGAATATCAATGGTATCACGAAACAACCAAAGAGGAATCTCCGTGGATGGACCTCGATGCAGCATTGGTCTGGATCAAGGAACGGGACCAGAAAAAAAATATGGAGAATTTGAATCATGGGTAGAAATTATCAAGGATCTGGTGCAAAGTCAGACAATGAAGTATCCAGAGAAGCCAGTAAGGCCTCATGGTATAAGACCAATAAAACCATACAACTGAATGATAGGTATCGTGCCTATGTCAAGACGGTACCAGAAGGTGAACGACAGATGACCTTTCTGGAATTCAAAGAAACTCAGAAACCTCCTAGGAAAAAATTCCAGAAAAAACGAAAACCTAGTGGAAGCCCCAGAAAATAAAAATTCGAGAAAAAGAGTTTGACCTGGTGGAGCTTTTTTAGCTTATCACTATACTATGGCCCTCCCGCCCTTACACCATATAGTCGTTTTCATAGCTGCCCTCCAAGCAAGACCAGGCAAGGCGCTGTATAGCAGTCCCGAAGCACTCCGAAGCAGTATCCGTAAGACTCTATCACCACTCCCATACAGTATCCCACTCAATCCCCACACGGCGCCCAAAGCTGCCACACAACCCTCCGAGCCGTACCACCTCTAAGCGTTTTCGAGCGTCCTCGTGAACCCCGACCAATTCTCCAGTAGTCCGGTCAAGTATTATCCATAACCGGATCAACCACTTACCGCATGCAAAAATAACGCTTGACGGATACCAGAATACCTGTATAATTATCTCATTAACTCAGAAAAGAAAGGTTTTAAAATGTTTTCATATATTGACACCATCCAGAATTTACCGGTTGCTCAGAAGCGCTCACTAGTCAAATCCATTAAGGAAATGATTAAGGAAGATATCGCCTCCAACCGTACCAGTAAGCAGCTAGCTAGCGCCGCTAAACGTGTAGAGCGTGAAGCCCGCAAGGCGGAACGCATCGCTAAACTAGAAGCAAAGCTCGAAGCACTCCGCAATCCTGTCGGTGTTAAAGCAGTTAAAGCTAATCGCAAACCTGGTAAGGTTACCACTACCACTTTCGCTTAATAGTGAATTTATAATGATGCTTCGCTGAGGTGTCATTAGTAAATTTATTAGGAAAATTATGTTAGATAATATTAGAGAATTACCACTAGCAGATAAAAAAACACTATTAGCTATGCTTCAAGCAGATTTAGGGCTTACAGTTAATGTGGATATTACAGTAGATAAACCTACATGGTATCAAATAGAAACCCGCCGCTGTAATGAGATAGCTATAGTAAAGCGTAGTGGTGGACAGGTAATCTATACAGACTTACAGAGCTGTGAATAAGCTCTATTATTCTCTGAATAGCTTAGATATGCTCTAGGATACTCAGGAAATGGTAGGAAACAGTAGGAGAATCGTGGAAACAGACTAAGAGCCGCAATGGTACTCTATGCAGCGACACAATCCACGATAATCCCACTTTTTCACACTTTATCCCACTTTCTATATTACTTTTGGTTATATAAGAGGTTTTGTGTGTTGTTTTGTAGCAACATATTGCGGATTTATATTGATTTACTCTACCATTTTCTGTATAATGGTGGTATTATTGAATTATTTGATTAGGAAATTATATTATGAAATTATTATCTACTGGCAATCCTAAGATTTTGAAAGGTTTGGCACAAGGTTACAATACCTACATTTTGCATCTTGCGCCTGCTTCATTATCTGGACATAATACCTGTCCTAAGGCAACGGTTGGTTGTATTGCTTCTTGCCTTAATCTGGCAGGTCGTGGTGGTATGTTTAAGCGTGGTGAGTCCACTAATGTTATTCAGCAAGCTCGTATCCGTAAGACTAAGCAATTCTATGATAACCGTTCGGAATTCATGGTTGATTTAGTTAAAGATATTGAATTAGGTATCAAGCAGTCTAATCGGTTAGGTTTAGTACCGGTGTTTAGATTGAATGGCACCTCTGATTTATCATGGGAAAAGTATGAGGTTGTGCGTAATGGTGAAGTCTTTACTAACATCTTTGCAGCTTTCCCTGATATCCAATTCTATGACTATACCAAGGTGATTGGTCGTAAGGTTGCTGACATTGACAATTACCATTTGACCTTTTCTATGGCGGATGGCAATTATATGGATTGTAAGCGTGCGGTAGAAGAAGGATTGAATATTGCTGTGGTGTTTGGTATCAAGAAAGGTACTGCAATGCCTAAGAAATTCTTTAATCACAATCTATCCGTATTCAATGGTGACGATAGCGACCTACGCTTTCTTGATCCTAAAGGTTGTGTGGTTGGTCTATATGCCAAAGGTAAGGCCAAGAAGGATACGAGCGGTTTCGTGAAATATCCAGTTGGAAATTATTCGTTCACTATCAAATTAGATAAGGCGGCATAATATGAAAACATTTAAAAATGTTAGATATGAGGTTAGTTGGTACGAACCTAAGTTTGGTTGTAATGATATTAAATCAATATCCAATTATAATAAAGCGTTATCATTGTATAATGAAAAGAAATTGGAAAGAAGGCGCCATGTATCATTGGAAAAAATTGTATCAGTATTAACTAAAGAATTTATTACACCGTAGTTTTATAGTAACCATTCTATGAGTGGTTATTAGTAAGATTATTAAAAAAGAGGTAGTATGAGTTATATGAAAAGAACCTATGAAGAAATCATAGAGTTATACCAAGATGGTATGACCGAAAAGCAAATCGCTAAAAAGCTCGGTGTTGATATTAAATTGGTTAGAGCGGCCATTGAGTGTTATACCGATTATAAAGAGTGATTATGCTTGAAATGACTTATTTGGATAAACTGTTATTAACTCGGTTTAGTATTGGTTTAGTATTATTATTAATTGGAGTATTATTATGAATGTATATGTTGTGAAATCTGGTCAATTTATTGACCTTGTTGGATGGGAATGGTTAAATCTTCGTGCCTTTTCTGATTATGATAAAGCCGTAAATTTTAGTAAAACGGTAGAAGAGCAGATTATGAATTTTGAAATGGAATCTGTTGAAATTGAAGAATTAACATTGGAGGCGTAGTATGTTCGGTGGTAAATTGTTAGTGAGCACTAGGAAGCAAATTGAAGGCACCCATCGCATGCATTCATACCAAGATACTTGGGAAGATTCGGTGGACATTTCATATGATGGTGAATTGACACCAGCGGTATGCAGAGCAATCTGTGAAGCATGGGAGAAATCTGGTCGTCTTGGCACCAATCAAAGTGGTTATGGTGCATTAAGATGGTCAAATGCCGATACCATACTTGGTGTGGATGTAGTAAGGCGCCAGTTGCGCTTAGGTTGTTCGGTTAATCTGTGTGATTAATCCACAATAGTTGACCAATTTGGTCAGCTATTATAAAGGGTTCTTGACATTTTTGGTAGAATCCTTTATAATAGGGAGAATTATGTTAGTAGCAATAAACATATGTATTTTGTTGTATATGGTAGCATCAAGTTTTTTAATTTATTATGTAATTAAGGAGTATTAAACTATGCCAAATTGGTGTAATAATAATATTGAGCTTTATCACGAAGATAAAGCAATGGTAGAACGGGCAGCCAAAGCATTTGCTGATGGCACATTTTTGAATGAATTTATTCCATTGCCTGTTGAATTGAAAGATACCACATCACCAAGTGAAACCAATGAAGCATTGGTGGAGAAATACGGTGCTTCTGACTGGTATTCGTGGTGTGTGAATAATTGGGGTACCAAGTGGGATATCTCGCCATATGGTTCTGAAATCAATGAGAATGGCGTATTAGTTGGTGCTTTTGATAGTCCATGGGGTCCTCCAATTGAGGCATATGCAAAGTTGGAAGAATTAGGCTTTGATGTTAGGGCCTACTATCATGAACCTGGTATGGGTTTTGCTGGAATGTATGAAGGTTCGGATGAATGCTACGATTATTCTGGCATGAATGCTGATGAAGCGGAAGAATATCTGCCTGAAGCCTTGAATGAAATGTATGGTATCACCGAATCAATGCGTGAATGGGAAGAGGAGAACGAAGATGAGTAGACGCCGTGAAATGATTGAAATGTTGGTTGATAATGATATTGATAGTATTATGGCTGATGCCAATCAAAATGATTTATCAGTATTGGCAGAAATTTTGTATACTGGTTTTAAAGGCTACGAAAACTACACCGAAGAACAATTGGTGCAGGAAATGAATGAGCGTGAGCTTTGGAATGCTTGGTTTAAGGAGGCCGTGTGAATAAATTTAAAGTAACGATTGCCTCGACAATCTATTATGAAGCAGAGGTTGAAGCAGAATCAATAAAGAATATTCACAATCAATTTGACGGCGGTGATTTAGATTTTACCACATGGAAAGAAATTGATTTGGAATCTAGTGTTTTTAATATAGTGGAAATTGAATAATATTATGGGAATGTTATATACAATACAACCTGATGATTTGGAACCAATTGAGTATACCCATTATGACTGTTGGGAAAACAATACAACATGGTATGATGTCGTCAGAGAGTGGGAAAAGACTTTAGGTGTTGGTTTATCTAAAGAATCAACAGCGGCCACAATGATGTCTTTGCTTAGCAATGGATATGATGTATATTGTGGTGATGAATTTATTGAAATATATGAAGGTAAACATAATGAATAGATGGGAATTTACAATTAAAGAATTAAAGGCATTACAACAGAAAACGCCAGATACACCACTAATTGTTGAGGCGTATGTGGAGTGGGTTTTACTAAATGGTTATTCTATTAAAAAGAATAGGGCGCATAAGTGTCAAACAGTATCTTAAAATGGTCGGCAACAATTATTACCTTAATTGGTGCAGTATTGACAGCCGCCAATCTATATCCTTATAATATCTACGCATTCAATATAGGATGCGTATTATGGATAATATGGGGATATAGAATAAGAGAAAATTGTATTATTTTAGTGAATTCCGTATTATTGTCCATATATCTGGCCGGTGCGTTGTTTTGATACAACACTTTGATAAAAATTGGCCAAGTATTGTTATCGGAGTATGCCATGTTGGTTGTGGTATAGTCCAATACCTGTATAATGGTTTGTATTGATTGATTAGGAGATATTATGTTGAAATTTGAAAATGTTGCAAAAGTTGGTGATATTATCCGTGCATATGATTTTAAGCCATGTGCAGGTCGTGATGATGCTTTTATTGAAGGTGTTGTAGAACAGGCCAATTGTAATGAATCTGGTTTTAATTCTTACAAGGTCACGGTGACAGTTGATAAGTTTAAGAAATACGAAACTAAACCTAATCCTCGTAATCGTGTAGGAAAGATTGTATTTGTTCCACATCAAACGAGTTTTATGGAATTTGATTTTCGTGTAATTAATTTGAGTAGAGGTTAATATGGATATTAGTAGAGCGTGTAATATTGTTCAAGAAATGGCCAAACATCGTGGTACAGGTATTTTGGAAATTTTACAAGAATATGACAAGTATCAGGTGGATGGTAAATGTGACCATTTTTGGCCTGATGAAAATACGGCGTGCCGTGTGTTTATGAATGATGCTCGTAAAATGTTTACACCAGTAGAAAAGGAAACTGTATGAAACTAAATTATCAACAGAAAGAAGATATTATGCAATCTATATTTGCTAATCATCTTTCACCAATTGGTTTTCGGTCAGTTTACAAAGCTGTGCCAATTGACAATTATGAACAAATCAAGCAATTTATTGATTTCACCAAGTATTTTGTAATGTTCCGTGGTCCACGACCAAGCTTTAATCAAAGTTCTACCCGTAAGCGTGATGCAAAAGCGTTTGATGTGTATGAGCGTGATGCACGGACTGTCCGTGAGCTTCGTATTGAGCGTGAGGCATTTTTGCGTGGTGTTGAGTATAAAAAATCGCATACGGTGTAACTAGTTTAATCCGATGTGCGTAGTAATGTGTAGGAAAATCACATTGCTTGGTCTTACTGGAGGAATATCCGTGGCAGACTTTAAAAAGCCAAAACAGCGGCTGATAGTTTTTTGGTTTCAACTGAGATAATGTAAACCAAACCTTATTTTTTGGAGATTATATGAGTAGAGTGATTAACAGATTGATTAGTGAGTTGGTAGAAGATGGCATGGTTCAAATGAAAAAGCTAAAAAAAGCTGAATTGATTGACCTTACCAAAGATTTGTTGACTGATAATTTGCGTGAATTGACTGACGATACAATTATCAAAATTTATGAAGAGCGTTATAATACTAATTTGAGTGGAGTTTAATTATGGGCACCAGAAGTTTAACATTTGTATATGAAGAATCCAAGAGTGGTGAGGCCGCAGAGCGTATTGTCAATATGTACCGCCAATACGATGGTTATCCAACAGGCCATGGTGCCGAGTTGGCAGAGTTTCTATCGAGCGGTACAATGACCAATGGTTTACGCCTTGGTGCCAATGAGAGATTTTTCAATGGCATGGGTTGCTTGGCT